CTCTTGGGCCTTTAGCCAGTCTTCCTCGGTCGTGAACCGTTCACCCCGTGCCCGCCGGCGTGTTTCGATATAGGCGCCGCTCGCGACGTCTATCGGTAGACACAGGAGGGCAGCTAGCATTAGCCCTGCACCGGGATATAATAACCCATGATATTCATGTGGATGTCGTCGTCAGTCGTTTTTGCGTTAATAAAAAGACCCTCGCTGACCAATATATTGGCGTCGGAAAACTGAATCCTGTCACCCTCAACCATGACGTCCTGATACAAAACCTTAACCACCGTTGTCGATGACCTCGTTGTGGACGACGCCAGCGTCAGTCGTGACCCTGTTCGTGTTGAGGTAGTCTTGGCTGATGCCAACCTGAATTCTGCTGTCTGTCACCCTTGACCGCGATTCTTACTCTTCTGGCCTGCAAAAACGGAGCGTTTCCCCGGGTTTTTACAGTGGTTGAAGGGCCTAGCGCGCGTCCTGCGGCGTGTTCTTGCCGCGGGAGTGTAGACGGTGGTGGTGTTTTTGGCTCTCTTCACTGTGTGACGGTCTCCGAGCCCACAATATTACCCATTTCGTCCCTGATAACCACTTTCGGGGCGGTAAGTGCCGCAGTGACGGCCTCTAACATGGCCGAAGCGTCGCTATTGGCCTCCGCCTCTCCCTTTTCGCCGTCGGACTTGGCGATAATAGCCTTGGCGATGTCCGCTTTGCGATCGAGGTCGGCCTGCTCGGCGTCGAAAGCCATGCGCTCTCGGGCCATCTGCATGTCGTATTCCCACTGGTCCTGCGGGTTCGGCTTCGCTTCGGGTGGCTTCTGCGCTTCGAACTCTTTCAGCGTTATTTCGCGCTCTTTCAAGCCATGCTCGGCCTGCGCCTTCATCCCGTCGAGCTGTGTGCGCTCCTGTTCGCCGGTCTTGTCCGCCTTTAGCTGCTCGTTTTCTTGCAGCAATTGCTGTCCCTGCTGCTGCATTTCTTGCATTTGCATTTGCATTTGCTGCATTTCGGGGTCGGGCTGTCCTTCGCCTCCGCCTTCTCCATTTTCGTCCTCTCCGATCATGTCCAGTGCGTCTTCGACCTCGCGGCCCATCTTGGCCCGCCGAACGGCGGACATAAGCATCGACTTGGCTGCTTCTAGCGGCAGATAGCCAGCGGCAACCGCCGGACCAGCGTTTGATATGAAGGTTGAAACTCCGGTCAGGAGTTCGGTCATAGCTTTCTGGTCAGCAGCTTGGTCACCGGCAATGGTGCTGTCTGTCTCGATGTCAACGCGGTAGCTGCGCTGTTTGTCGTCACGCAAGATCTGCAGGCACTCGTCCCAAGTCGGCTTTTCAAGTATCTCTTCGAGCTGGCGCGGCATCGGCTGCTGCTGCTGGGCCATCATCTGGGCCTGCTGCTGGGCCATCATCTTCTCTTCCTGAGAAGGGAGCTTGACGTCGGTCATCGCGGCAATGCTGTCGGGGCTGAAATGCTCGGATATGATCTCGGCGGCCATACGGACCAGATCACGGGCGTACCGTTGGACATCTCGCCGGCTGTCGTCCAACCGCATGCTGCCGAACTGCGCTTTAAGCTGCTGCGCGCCCAGCGTTTCGGATGCCGAGGAGGAACCGCGCATTATGTCGGCGATGCCGGTAATCTCGTAAATCGTCGTTTTGATCTGCTCGCGCTGGTTATACAATTCGTTCAGCACGGACGCAAAGTCGGCGATCGGCCACATCCAGATTGCCTTGTCCAGACCGCCGGCCTGCATGATTGGCAGGATGTCCTGAGCGGGCACCATCATGTTCTCGCCTGCGTCGAGCAGGGTTGACATCTCGGTTATGGTGCTGTCGTAGATCCCTCTCACCTTGCTGGCCGCGATCACGCCGGATATGCGCTTGGTCAGGTTGTCAAGCTCTTCCGCTTGGTCACGGTAAAAGCGGAAGGGTTCCACTGGCACAAGGCTGTCTGTGTGGTCGGTTGCGTACAGCGGCCGAGGCATGGGGAAAAAGTTAACCAGTTCCAGCGGATCGGGCTCGGTCTTCAACGGACGCTCTTTCAGCGTCTTGGATATGAAAATAACCTCTTTCTGGCGGCTGCACCAGATCTCCCACACTGCGGCTCGCTTGAACGTGTCCGCTACCGGGTCGCCGTCCTTGTCTTCCATGCCGATCGGGGAGTTGTCCAGCTCCACTTCGTCGGAGATCTCGGCGCCGAACTTGTCGCGCATGTCGTCGCGCGTCATCAGGTGGCGGAATGCGACCCACTCGACTTCTTCCCAAGTCCTGCCCGGGCCATGGCGGAAGTCGGCCCAATTGACGTGTTCGAACTTGACCTCTTCGCCTTTCTTGGCTTCGTAGGCGTCGCCGCCTTCGTCCATCTCTTCGCCGAAGAACGGCTCATAGCGGACGCGGGTGACGCCGCGACCACAAAGCTGCTGGTCCTTGACGGCGAGTCGCATGTAGCGATCGAAATTGCACTCGTCCATCGTGTACGACAGCGCGCGCTCCATAACCTCGGAGATTTCCTTGCCGAGCGGGTCAGCGTCGCGGTAGCGACGGCGGACGTCGGGCTTGGGGGACTGGTTGTACAACGCCGGACAGATCGTCTGCACGTTGGAATAGAGAATGTTGTAGCGGTTTGAATTCGAGTACCGACCGCCAGCATTGTTTTGGGACTTCTCGTCACGGTAACGGGCGTGCGCGTCCTTCGATCGAGACCGCCAGTCCTCCTCGCTCTTATCGGCGAGTTCAAGCTCAGCGAGCCAGCGGGCAACGACTCCCGGCGCGCCCTCACCGGCATCTTCGGGCGCAACTAGTGTACCGCCCTGCGCGTCCAGATTGTCCTGCATATCATCTCATTTCTATTCGGAAACGCCAAATGTACCGGAGTATCCCATGAAATCTTCCGGGTTGTCAAACGGAATCTCGTCACGTTCTGCGGGCACGTCAGGCGGGGCGTCCAGACCCCAACCCGAGTACCCCAGCAGGTCGTCGCTGCGCTCAGTCATATCGAGCCCGGCGCTTGCTGACCGACTTGATCATATCGTCCATCGTCATGGTGGACTGTCCTCCGATGTTTAATAGGGGGTTTGTCTTGGCTGTCTTGACCAGTGGTGCGTAGGGACGACTCATTAGCCCATACCGTGCCTCGTCAGCCGCGTGGTCCTCTGCGGTCGTGTCAAGGTCTTCCGGGCGGGTAGCGTCATGCTGCAGGGCCGGCACGGTGCGGATGAAATCGGTGCAGGTGCTGAACACAAACATCATCGGCAGGTGGCCGTGTGGGTCGCCAAGATCCTCTCCGACCATTCTTGCCCGCATCTGGTCCCAACCGCCCATCGCGCCCCGAGTGCCAACGCGCTTGTTGTCAGCTCGGCGGAAATTGATCTGCATGCGCTCGACGATCGACGGCCCACCGTCTTGGCTGAACGCTGCAGGGTCGATCACGCTGTATGCGATGGTCTCACCCTCGTCTCTGTCCCTGATACCGTCTGCAACCTCCTCTGCGGTCATCTTAAGCCCGACATCTGGCCGGACCTCACCGTTCGGGTTTTTATCGACGCCGTACCACTCGCGGTATCGGACCACAGCGCCACGCGGGATTGTGTGCCCGTCTGGCGTCTTGAACAGGTCAGAGCAGACAGCCCACCACCCAACGCTAAACGGCTTGGCAGAGCCCCAGTCACACGATCGGAACCGAGTCCAGTCCGACGGCACCTCGAACGGGCGCACAACGTGCTTATCAGGCGACCAACAGTCGAAGAATGCCCCGTCAACCACGTCCCAGTCGCCGTGTAGCCACGCCCTTACAAGTTCGGCACTGCCGGACTGATAAAGTCGTGCCACGTACCCCGGGTCACGCATGAGCGTCGGGTTGTCGGATAGCTTGGATGGAATGAACACCCTCGACATCTTGACGCTCTCCAGCGTGAACGGATTCTTATACGTCTCGTATAAGAGCTGCCCGCCGGAGGGGTTGGGGTCGATGTACCGGGCCTTGACCCACTGGTGCCCGGGTCCGCCGGGGTTGCCGGTTGCGTGGAACTGACACGGCACGCCGGAACTCGATCGCAGCGTCGCTCTGATTTTGTTGATGGGGTCGGGGCTGGCCCAGTTCGTCAGCTCCTCGAAAAATAAGTCGGTGTAGCTGTGGCCCTGATAGTTCTGAGCGTCCTTGTCCCGCTCGAGGTATTCGAACTTAAGGCGTGCCCCGCTGGGGAATGTCCATTGCCGGTCGGTGAACTTGGCGCCGAGAGGTCCGTAGATGTCCTTCGATCGCTCGATAGCCTCTTTCAGATCCTCACGAGTTTTGCGGAAGAAAATACCAACGGCCTCCTTGCCAAATCGCGCCTGCTTTAGCGCAAATTTTCCGAGCATCCCGTCCGTCTTGCCTCCGCCGCGAGCACCACCGAAAAAGATCTCGTCTGCGGGGCAGCTCAGTAG